CAATAGCAAGGAGGCTGCTGAATCAAATGAGAAATTCAACAAGAGCCTTGAGAATGGCCGCAAAGCATTAGACAATTCATTCAGTGCCTTAAAGAAATATCAAGATAATAGGATTGCATTATTGAAGGCGGCTGGTGCCACAGATGCTGAGATCACAGCTCAAGAGATTGCCAATCTTGAAACATTAGCGAAGGCTAGGCAAGATGCAAGAGTCAAGGAACAGTATGCGTTCCAGAATCTGAGCAAGAGATATAAGCAGATGATTGATCAAGGCAATGAGGAGGAAGCTGCTAGTATCAGAGAACAATTAAAAACATCTAGAGAGAGATATGTCCAGCTAGGCCAACAAGCTAAAGATTACTATGCAGATATCAAGCAGCAGAGAGCATTGGATGCTGCTGAGAATGTTAAGAAAGTAAATGATAACGCTAAGAAGGTAGCAGAGAATGCAGAGAAAGTACAGAAGGATCAGGCTGACAAAGCTAGAGAGGCTGGCAAGAAAGCAGCTGAACAAAGAAAGCAAGATCTAGCCAAGGTCAAAGAGGCTGAAGATGCCTATGCTCTAGCTGGTGAGTCATTAAGGAATCAGGAAATTATAAGTGAAACAAAAAAATACAATGAACTTATAAAACTAGCTGAGAAAAATGGGCATGATTCCACTACTTTACGCAATGCATTGAGAGATTCATTGAATACTATTGACAATAAATACGATGATATTCAAAGAGCCAATGAGGAGAAAAGAGCCAAAGAACAAAAAGAACTTGATATAGCTGAATTTAATCGCAAAGAGGCACTCAGAAGAGAAGAGATTGCAGCAGAAGAGGCATTCTTTGATGAATACAATGCAGCAATACTTACTCAACAGCAGACAGAAGAGCAAGCAGTCACTGACAAATACTTCAAACTGATTGAAGGTGCCAAACAATATGGCCTTGATATCACGAAACTTGAGGAGCAACAGCAGCAAGAGATTAATAAGATTCAGAATAAATATGCTGCTGAAAGAATTCAGAAACAGCTTGACAATGCTCAGTTTATCTTTGACCAATTCAGTGCTTTGAATGATGCCTTTAGTGCATTAGAAGATGCAAGATTACAAAACATGCAGACTAGAACAAATGATGAACTGTCTGCATTGGATGCAAAACACAAATCAGAACTAGAAAATACTAATCTGACAGCTGAACAAAAAACTGCTATAGATCAAAAATATGCAGAAGCTAAATATCAGATTGAGCTAAAGAATTTTAATGCATCAGAGGCTATTAAAAAGAGACAGTTTGAAAGAGATAAAATTCTAAGAATAGGTCAAGCTGCAATAGATACAGCATCTGCTATTGTGAAAGGTATTGCTCAGTTTGGTCCTCCTCCATCGCCAGCTGGTATTGCTGCCATTGCATCAGCTGCTTTGATTGGTGCCACTCAGATTGCTGCTATCGCTGCCACTAAATATCAGTCAGGAACTGCACCAAGTTTTGACAGTGGTGGAGGTGTATCTGCTGGAGCTGGATCAGCTGCATTGGGTGGGCAGAATGCGAACACTAATACACAGCAGACTGATCTCACTGGACTAGCTGCGGAGCAATCAGCTGGAGTCAATCAGGTGTATGTCCTTGAATCAGATATTACTAGCACACAAAATAATGTGGCTATACAGAACAAGCTCAGTGTGTGGTAAGAAATTTAACTTGTGTGCTCCCTCTCATCCACTGATCTGAGCATGAGAATGAGCCATAGAGGTCCAGCAACTGTTGGGCCTTTTTTGTGTCATTAGCTATCTTAACATTTTGACCAGGTGAATGAGGTATCTGATAGTAGTTTAGATACAGAGATTTTACAAAGTGATTATGGCCCTCCCAAGATATTGAGTCAAACAGATCTATCAGCAGCTGACTATTCATCTTGACTGGTGCATGACATTCAAAGTTTATGGTACTGCATCCCATTGCTTTGAGTGCATCCATTGTATTCTGACAAGCCTCTTGATATGTGGGTGCATGGCTGTCATTGATTGCTAGATTGCCATTGGACATCACTATATTCGGATTGAAATTAGGACCTATAAAGAAATCATCATTCATATAGATGAAATCACCTTTCACCTTCCTTGCAAATGTCAGCAGCTTGTGAGTCACGTCACATCCTCTGATAGGTGACCTTGCATGAGGTGTTAGATTATTGTATCCGGGCACCATATCACCAATGATGTAGATCTCAGCATTAGGATATTGTTTCAAGGCCCATCTGATTGAGTGCTCAATGGTACTGATGTCCTTGCTTTTTTTATGTGGGTAAACAAATAACATGGAACAAAAATACATATTATCTAATATGATGAAAGATTTGCCTATATATGAGATTGGAATAGATCTCAATGAAGAGGATACATCTGTAGAGTTTAATTCACTTGTCGCTGATCCAGCGCATGAGATTAGCTTTCAGACATTCTCGCAGCAAAAGAAATTTCAATTCAATGATGAGGAGCAAGTTATCACTGGGGTGGCTATATCTGCGGATACACCAATCTATCGACATGATCCTAATAGTGGTGAGGAGTATTATGTAGTCTTCACAAAGAAAGCAATCAAGGATATTATCTTTGATTATGCTAGAAGAGGCAACTTCAACAATGTAAACATAGAGCACAATTCATCCAATGTGGTGAAGGGTATTCACATGATCCACAGCTACCAGATAGATAATGAGAAAGGATTCACAGCTCCTGAAAGATTCAAGGATGTCAATGATGGATCTTGGATTACTAGCTACAAGGTGACTGATCCAGAGGTATGGGCAAAGGCAAAGGCTGGTGAATGGACTGGCTATTCTGTTGAGGGGGTATTTGTGATGACTGAAACTGATCGCACTCTTGAGACTGAGATGATGGCCAAGATATTTGAGGAGCTAAAGAAAGTCAAAGATTACATCAACTTTTACAATGACTATCCGGATGCTGTTAGCAACAATGCCAAGAGAGGGATAGAACTGAATGAAAAGAATGGCAATAAGTGCGCCACAAGAGTGGGCCGCTTGAGAGCTACTACTCTAGCCAACAAAGAAACTGTCAGTGTAGACATAATCAAGCGCATGTATAGCTACCTATCAAGAGCTGAGGAGTATTACAATCCTGAAGATACATCAGCATGTGGTACCATCAGCTTTCTATTGTGGGGAGGCCTAGCTGGTAAGAGATGGTCAGAGGCAAAGCTCAAGGAATTAGGAATTTTGGAACAATAAAACATAGTATAATTAAATAACAATCAAATGAACGAGAACTTCAAAAAAGTAATGGATGCAATTGCTGACATGAAAGCAATGTTTTCAACATCTACTGAGGCTGCTGAAGCTCAAGTATTTGGTGAGGCAGTGCTTTTGGATGGTACAGCTGTATCATATGAAGGTGAACTAGCAGTAGGTACTACTGTATTCATTGTTGCTGATGGTGAGCAAATTCCAGCTCCTGAAGGTACACATGAACTAGGTGGCGAATTCACTGGAATTAAGATTATCACTGATGCCAATGGTGTAGTGGTAGAGGTAATTGATGAGAGAGCTACAGAAGAGGCTGCATCAGCAGACTTTGAGGCTATATCTTCAGAAGAGATTCCGGCAGCTTTAGAAAAAGCTACAGAGGCAATCGCAGCAACTTTGAACATTGAAATGGGCCAAGCCTATGACATTGCAACAGCAGTGATAGCAGCTATCAATGAGCAAGAAATGGCAAAAGAATCAATGAGTGCAGCTGATGTAGAGTCAATTGTAAGTACAAAGATGGAATCATTCTCTAAGGTTATCGAGTCTTTAGGAGAAATGATGCAGACTATTGTAACTGAGAATGAGACACTACGCACAGAGATGTCATCAATGAAAAATGACTTCGAATCATTCAAGGCAATGCCATCAAACAGCACTACTGAGAGCGAGAAATTCGCAAGAGTAAATAGTACAATGACTGCAAGACAGTTATTCCTTAAATCACAAATTAAATAACTAGAAAAAATGAGCTTAAAAAAGTTTATCAAACAAAAATTTGACTACGATGTGTCAGGATTGGCAGCATACGTAGATGAGCAAAGAGAAGACCTGATCACTAGATCAGTAACTGAAGCAAAAACTTTGCGTTACATCACTATCCAAGAAGGTATCAAAGGATCTGAAGAAATTAAATTACTTGATGACACCTTGACTTACCAAGCTGGTGACTGTGAAATGACTCCAGCTGGAGATACTATCTTCACTGATCGTGCAATCGCTGTAGAGACTCTTGGATACATGAAGAGATTTTGTCAAAAAGACCTTGCTGGTTTTTGGACTCAATTGGCTTTGACTCCAGGTGCATCTGCTGAGGACAAGAATCTTCCTTTCGAAGCACAAATCACTAACTACCTTTTGAGCCTTCATGCTCTTGAGTTAGACAAGTTAATCTGGAAAGGTAACAAAGCAACTGGTACTGGCAACCTTCAGTGGATGAATGGATACCGTCAGTTCTTGAAAGTAGCTAACGGATGTGTGAACTTGAATACTTCATCTGTAGCATCAATTGATTCTACTAATGCATACGATGTATTCTATGAGTGTTTCACAAATACACCTGAAGCTGTAGCAGAATCTGCTGATTTCGTTTGTTTCGCTGGGCGTGAGAACTTCAACTACTTGATGAAGAACTTGGTAGATCTTAACTTCTTCCATTATTCTCCAGCACAAATTGCTACAATGGAAGAGATCATTGTACCAGGTACAGATATGCGAGTGGTGAAGGTACCAGGACTTAATGGTCTTGACAATATCTACACTGGTAAAGCATCTCATTTCGTATTCGGAACTGACTTGTCTTCTGACTTTGATAACTACGACTTGTGGTATTCACAAGATGATGATGTCATATACATCAGATCTAAGTTCAGAGCTGGGGTACAAGTACCATTCTTGGATCAAATCGGAGTTTGGAACGGAACTGGTTCACCTAACTAATTAAAAACAATGGGGAGGCTGAGGTCTCCCCTTTAAAAATACAGAAGAGATGGCATGTAATATGACAACGGGTTTTAATGACAGAACATGCACCAATGGAAAGGGTGGCATCAAGTCTGTTATTTTATTCCCACTTTCCGCAATCGCTACTGGACCAACTTTGACTGGCAATGAAATTACTACATTGACTGTCACTGGTGAGGTATTCCAGTACAAATTGAAATCAAATCTTTCCAGCTATACTGCACCAATCCGAGTGAACAAGGATAATGGGACACTTTGGTATGAGCAAACTTTGAACATGATCCTAGCATCAGACACAAAGGAGCTACGTGCTGAGATCCACTTGCTTGCACAGAATGAGGTAGTTTGCCTTGTTGAGAAAGCTGATGGTAACTATGTAGCACTTGGACTTGATGAAGGTCTTCAAGTGAATGATGCATCTGAATATACTTCAGGAGTTATCAAGTCAGACAGAAACGGTCACACAATCGTTTTAGCTGGTCTTGAAAACAATGAGGTGCCGGATGTATCAGCTGGTATCATTGCTACTTTGTTGACTCAACAATCTCCAGTAGTTTAATATCTGCCTACTCATAAACTAAGAAGGGGAGAGGATGAGTATTCCTTTCCCTTTTTTTATTAAATTAGAGCCATGAAAATACAAAAGAGATTCATTGGAGCAAAAGTAAAGAGTAACTTGGTGAATAGATATTTCATCATTGAGGAGGGGAATGAGGAGCTTTATATACAACTTGGACTGCTGCACATCTTTGAGGCTGTTGGTCCTAAAATAATAAAGAAAATAGATGTTAAGAATAGAGAGATATCAGACATCAACAATGATAGTGACAGTAACGGAGCTGAAGACACTGGCAGCCCCTTATTGGCTATTTGAATTTGAAGAGGAGCAATCCTTTGAAAAGGTATATTGCATCTTGCCAAACATCTCAACATCTACACAAAGATTTGATGAGTTTGAGATCACTGATCTGGTGGATGTGACATTCCCTTACACTGGATTCTACACATACAGAATCTATGAGCAGACATCTAGCAGCAACTTAGATCCGGAACTAGCTGATGGACTATGTGAGGAGGGTAGAGCACATGTCTGGGAGGATGATTCACCATCAAATGAATTCCATACGACAATAATAAATAATATATATGAGTAAGATCACCAGCCTATCATTCAGCAAGCAATACCTTCAGCCTATTGAGGAGAAGGATCGCCAGCGTGGATTCATGAAATGGGGCCGCAAAAATGACTATCCGTTTTTTTTGATAGAGATGCTGCAAGGATCTGCCTGGCATCAAGGAATTATAAAGAATAAAACATACTACATTGCTGGTGGCGGTCTTGAGACAGTCAGTGGTGACTTGACTACATTCCTTGCAAATCCATTCTCTGACTTTGATATGAATGAGATTGTCCAGCGTATGGCATTTGACTTTGAGGTCTTTGGTGCAATGGCTGTGGTAGGTACTTGGAACAGAGAAGGTACCAAGGTGGCTAGATGGGAGCACATGGATATAGATCTCATCAGAATGACTGAGGATGAGAGAATGTATTATGTATCTGATGACTGGTCAGCATTGCAGCAGACTCCTGAAACTACTAACTACAGAAGCTATCCAGCACTAGATGAGAACAATCGCACTGGATCATTCATGCTGTACTATAAAGAGCCATCTAAGCAAGCCAAAGGTGAGAAGGGAATCTATCCTAAGCCTCCATACTATGGTGGTATTACAGCTATTCAAACTGATGTTGACATCTCTAAGTTCCATATGTACGAATTACAGAATGGATTCAAGGCTGGTACATTGATTAACCTAGCATCAGGTGAGCCTGAGACAGCTGAAGAGGAAAGAAAGATTAAAGAACAAATCAAGGGCCGCACACAATCTGTTGAGGATGCTGGTGAGATAATCATCACATTCAGCAATGGAGCTGATGAGGCACCAACAGTATTGCCATTGAATGGTAATAACCTACATGAAAGATATTTGATGACTGAGAAATCAGTGCAGCAGAATATCCTTGTAGCTCATTCAGTGGTAGCTCCATCATTGTTTGGTATTGCTCCGAATGGTTCATTTAATGCAGCTGAAACAGCTGATTTGTTTGAAATATACAAGGCTACCTACATCAATTCAAGGCAGAAGCAGATTGAATGGCTAATGAATTACATGGTCAAGCTATCCGGATATCTTGGATCACTTAAATTAGTAGATGTGAAACCTATAACTCTTCAAACAGCAGCTCCTATTGCAGCTCCTACATCTGAAATATTGAGCGTTGACACAAAGGATTCATTGAATAAAAGTCAAGTTAACTCACTTATAGATGTAGCTGAAAAGGTTAAATCAGGCTTTCTAAGCGCAGATACAGCTCTTCACATAGTATTGGCATCATTCCCAACAATTGCAGAGGAACAAGCTCGCAAAATTGTAGGTTTGCCAACGACTACACTGTCATCATGTGATCATAAACATGAATTTTCAGCTAATGAGATACAGATATTTTCTGAATATGGTGTGGATTCAAAAGATTACAAGGTCCTGAAGACTAATATCATTGAATGGGATACACCATCTGATGAGGTATTCAGCAAAGAAGAGATGATGTTTGCCACTATTGGTGAGGTGAAAGCTAATATATCTGGACTTGAGAAATCAATTCTATCAATGCTTATTGATGGTGAGGATGCGGCTGCAATATCCACAGCAACTGGTGCAAGTATTGAAGAGGTGGCCAAGTCAACTGAGAGATTGATTGCCTTTGAACTATTGCTTGAAGGTGAGGTGACTGATTTGGGAAAGCAATTGCTGGACCAAGCTCCAGCTCCCATTGATCAGTTTATGGTAGTGTACAGCTATCAAAAAAGACCAGGTATATCCGGTCCTCCAAAATTGCCAGATGGTAGGACAAGAAATTTCTGTGCAAGATTACTTGATGTGAATAGACTTTACACAAGGGATGAGATAAACAATATCAGCTCAAGAGTGGATCGCAATGTATGGAATTACAGAGGTGGATGGTATACGAATCCTGATACAAAAGTGAGCACTCCATATTGCCGCCATATTTGGGTACAACAATTAGTAATAAAAAAACAATAAGCCATGAACTATCTTTTATCTGTTGAGAATCTTAAAAAACTTGGACTAATCCACATGAATACAGATGTCAAGATATTGGCAGTAGGTATCAAAAGATCTCAAGATATGCATCTTCAGCCAGCACTCGGAACACCATTGTATAAAGCCCTATTGAATAGAGTTGAAACAAGCACATGGACTGCGGACTACTTGCTTCTGATGAATGACTATGTCATACCTTGTCTTGTAGCATTCGTTGACTTCAGATCAGCTGCAATCCTTAATGAGAAGCTAACTAATAAAGCTGTAGGCCGCCAGTCAGATGAGACAATGACAGCCAATACAGATACAGAAACAGCACATCTTAGAGATATGCTACGGAAAGATGCGTACTTTTACAAGCAGAGACTGATTGGATTCTTGAAAGATGACAATGGAGTCAAGTATCCTGAGTATCTATTGTGCTGCGACAATAACGAGTGCAATGAATCAGTGACTAAGGATCAGACTGGATATAAACCTTTTGGATGGATAGTATGAAAAAATTCACAGCTAGTAAAAAACAGATTGACAAACTCAAAACATACCTAAATGGAAAAGACTCTAAACCAAATAATGCTGGAGCTGCAAGAGATCGCAACACAGCATCGGCAAATAAATGAGTTTTTTCAAGGTGACTTCCTTGATGCAATCAGCAGAGATGCTGCACAGTATCCTCTCATGGTGGCAACATTGCAGCCTGGGGGAATGGGTGCCGGTTATGTAAGGGTAAATATCGTCATCACTATCTGTGACAAATACAATCTTTCAAACTATAGACAAATCAATGAGGTCCATTCAGATTGCCTATTGATATGCAATGACATCAAGACTACTTTACAGCAGTACAGATGGACTGAATTTGCTGATGTCACAGCTGAGATAGCAACAGATCCTTTCATCAATCAAGGTCAAGACATGGTAGCTGGATGGACTATGCTACTATCTTTGAATATCTTTGATGCAGAAGATTGGTGTGCCATCCCTTATGATGATTACGACTTTGAGAATGGCAATCCTCCATCAACTGAATGTGGTGATCTGACTACCACATACAATGTATATGTGGATGGAATACTTGAGGATACATTCACGCAGAATACAACTGAAACCAATACAATCAATATAACACTAAGCTAATGGCAACCACAGATATTAATATCACTACCACTGGATATAAGACAGTTAAGGATGAAAGCACAGCACTGACTCAAAGATCAGTATTAAAATTCGCTGGTGCTGGTGTGACAGCTGCTGATTCAGGAGGTGAGACAGTAGTAACTATACCAGGTGCTCCATCAACAGTATCTTATGGACTATTTGCTCAGACTGCAAACAGCACTTTAATTACTAACACTACTGCGGAAAGCAGTCTTATAAATGGCGGTGTAGGTACATTGACTATACCAGCAAATGGATTCTCTGTAGGTGATTCTTTCAGAGCTGTGTTCGGTGGTGTAGTGAATGCTAACAATAATCAAACTATAAGAATTAGAGTAAAGGCTGGATCTATTGTTTTGTTAGATAGTGGTGTACAGAGTCTAGGCAGTAGTGTTATAAATGATATATGGTCTTTAAATATTGACTTTACCATCAGAGCTATTGGCGCAGCTGGTGTAGCATCGATTGTAAGTTTAGGCTCGTTTCATTACACAAAGACTAACAACGCTTCTGTGCAAGGATTTGGATTTAATGCAGTGAATAATACAACATTTGATACAACAATTTCTAATGTATTAAATGTAACAGCTCAATGGGGAGCTGCTTCTGCTGGGAACAATATCTATAGTGATATATTCATACTGAATAAGATATACTAATTTGGAACAAATCTGCATAATTTAATATGGATCCAATTGCAATAGCAGCAGCAATCAAAAAAAATGGGATGGTGGGATTATTATCTCTGATTGTCATCTTGATGTTTAATTATTTTACCAGTAGACTTGAAATGGTTGAAGGTAAACTAGAGAGAGTTGAGTCTAAACTATATGATTGCCTTGAGGATCGCATTCCTACATCAGACAATGATATGCATTCATCAGCTAAGTATCCTGAACTGATGGCTGCAATACTACCTAAAGAATTACAATATGGAACTAAAAGAAAGATGGCAAGCTAAGACTCCCAAGTTTTGGCAGAAAGTACAGAAGATTGGTATTGCACTAGGTGTAATCGGTGGCACTATTGTAGCATTACCGGTGGCATTGCCAGCTGCTGTAGTAACTGCTGGAGGATATTTTGTGGCGGCTGGTACAGTGACAGCTACATTATCTCAACTGACTAAGGAAGATGCTAAGTGAACACGTGACACTAGCAGAATTCTGCCACTCAGATACTGCTAAGAGAAGAGGCATTGATAATACTATCACTGATCCTATTCACCTGGCATCTGCGAAGCTGCTATGTGAGAAAGTATTCGAGCCATTGCGGAATCATTTTGGAGTGCCCATTCATATCTCATCCGGGTACCGTTCTGGTGCCTTAAATAGGGCTGTGAAGGGGAGTGCCAGCTCGCAGCATTGTAAAGCTCAAGCGATGGATCTGGATGCTGATAGATATGGCAAGATAACAAATGCAGAAATCTTTGAATATATCAAGCAAAATATTACCTTTGATCAAATGATATGGGAGTTTGGCAATGACTCACAGCCTGATTGGGTACATGTCAGCTACAAAGCAAAAGGAAATAGAGGTCAAATACTAAAGGCCAAGAAGATAAATGGGGCAACCCAATACCTAGCTTTTTCGTAAAGCCATCAAATGTGGTAATTAGGTGAGAGTAGTCAGAAATGGCTACTCTTTTTTGTGGGCCAATAAAAAAAATGTGAATAAATTATGATAATTATTTGCATATATAAAAACAATACCTATCTTTGACCATATCAAAACCACAAATGATGAAAGAAAAAATTAAGAAAATTGATCAGTTAATGACACTTTTAACTGAGATGAGAAAGCAAATTCAAGAGCTACAAGATGAGCAAGCTGCTGAAGAGAGACTTTACACATGGTCAATG